GATCCATCGATCCCGCGCTGGCGATAGCCATCAGCAGCGCCAACCCGATTGACGCCCTCACCATCCTCTTTTCAAAATGCGATTTCATTTGATACTCCTGTTGTCTAACCCTTTTAAGTTGTAATCGCAGGCATAAAAATAGACTGCTTGCATAACAAATTTTAAAAGTAGTTGTTAGTTTTGCGCTTGTTATGTCGAAAAAACAAGCGCCAGTTGGTGCTGCTTCAGAAGCAACTCTGGCAGGTCATCGCTGTTGATGACCTTAAATACCGCGCCGTCATGGTCATCGTCTGTAATGACTAATTCAAACGCAAACAAGTCGTTATTCGACTCTCTAACGATTGTTGAGACCCCAACGCATCGGGCGTGTGTCTCGTTAATTGTTTCACTGTGTAGGTTACTCTTACCGACTAACTCAACCTTTTGCATAAAAACTAATTCCTTCTTGTTCTTAGTTATTTGCGATCCTTCGCGTCCGCCATCTCAGTGGCGTGTTATCAGTAGGGTTCCTTGCCTGCCGATCCGATGTAACTGCTGTAATATTATGCATACTGAATATTGTTCGTCAACTATAAGTTGTCTCTTACATATGATTTACAATAATAAGTTTCTTGTTACGTTAAGTTTTCGTGGATGTTTTGAATCCACCACCGGAATTCATGCTCGGGCAGGGTGTGCTTCATGATATTTACACGCGCACACACAAGCTGCACGTTCACCGGCTTGATTGTGTAGCCCTGATCTGGTCGTATTCTATCCAGCGATGCGTTCATGGCCTTGTTGCCGTTGCCGTCTTTCGCAAAGGTCATCATCACACCGCTTAGTGCGCACTTACCCCCCTGGGCGTCCCAAAGCGACATGACAAAATCGTGGTCTATGTCAAACTTCAATCCCTTTTTCTTTGCATCATACCGACGGTTGTTGATGATCAGTCGAAGGTATGCGCTAGGCGATGCGTTCGCGTTGCGGCGACCCTCGACGGTGCGGCACTTTCGGCATGTCGCGTCAATGGTCTTATCTGGCCTGCGATAAAAAGCTGTTAGACCCTTTTTCTCACCGCAGGCATTGCACGTTTTATCCTTCAAAAAGGCACCTCGTCGCGCCAGTTGTCGGGGTCCAGCGGATCAAGCTCACCGACCTGCTCGACCATCACGTTGCTGTCAATATTGTGGTGCTCATTGAATGCCTTCAGCGCCAGCTTAGGGTTGACAAACTGCACTAACCTGGCCTGCCGCTGCCCGACGCGCTTGCGTGTTTCAGACGCAATCAGGCCATCGATTTCTTTGAGGTGCTTCCAAAACTGTGACATTTTGCGGACATGCTCAAAGCGTCCTCTGACACTGGAGACGTAGCAGTTATAGATGCTTGTTTTGCTTTCATCGGCAGCAAAGTCCATCACCTCACCGTTGTGTGTCTGCTCCCTGAACTCTCCGGCGCTAATACAATCCATCAGCCACTGGTCAACGCTGTCCAGCGAGTGAAGCTTCTGCTCATCCAGTGCCGCAGTCTGCGGTGCGGCCCTGACATCGACAGACCCCAGATCGAAGTGCTTTAAAAAGTGCAGCACATGCTCTGCCCCTCCACGCTCATACCATCGCCGCAGTTCGCCAAAGTATTTAGCGTCCAGACGCCGGTCATTGCAGACATCAAAGATCGCGAAGCGTCTCTCGTCGAGGGATGCAGGCACTACCCACTCCTCGTTAGATGTGAACAGCAACCGTGTGTAGTTGTTAGAGCTGTAGCTGTCCATCCCTTTACGCTCCACGGTGATGCGGCCATTGGTCAGCAGATCCTTTAACGCCCCCTCGGCGGCCTTGTTCCTCGCCCAGTAGGCCTCGTCGCATTGAAGCAGCAGCGTGTCCTCTAGGTGGCGGTTAAACTTTCCGGTTACGTGCTCGGCCTTGCTGACAATGCGGTGGTGCGACTTGCACAATCCCCCGATCAGCTCACCAAAGAAACTCTTGCCCGATCCCTTCTGTCCGCGAAGCACCAAACCAACACCGACTTTCGATTGCGGTTTCTGGACCATTTGGGCGCACCAACCAAGAATATACTGAGCGTGATCCTCGTCACCGCTGGCAATAATCTTGGTAACGAAATCAACAAACGGCGACACGTCACCCTCGACAGGTTTAAAGCTCCACCCACGCCAGAGGTTGTATCGATTTAAAACCTCGGAGTCTGGGGCAAAGCAGATGCCTGCGGCGTAGGTTCGACGGCCTGGGTTCTCTAACCACAAATCGGCCAGGTTCATCATTCGCGGTTTGTCACTTGAGTGGTCCAGCACCTTGCGGTTTGAGAATTCTTTTTTCAGATCCTCGATTTTGTAGAGCACGATTTGATCGGAGTTTAGCTCCTCGCGCAGCACCCTGGCGGAACCCTCGACCTGCACGAACGCCCAGTTATCGAGCATGCCCGGCAGCTCCTGCTCAATAACCTCGACGCCTTCAGACATCTTGGCCTCAAATTTCAGCGAGGCCATCGTGACCTGTGCGCCGCTGTAGTCCCCGAAACTGTCCCATCGTTTCTCGCACTCGCCGTCCTTAAATTTACCGGAGTCAAGCGACCACGCCTCAAACAAACCCAAGCCTTCCGCGTTGCCATCAAACTGATGGTGCAGCGCCATGCCAACACGGACCCACGAATCGTGGTCAGCGTCTGGATCGAGCGTCTCTAATATCTCGTTTATTTCCTCTGCGCTCAGATCCAGCGAAGCCTTTATATGCATCAGCGCCTCTGCCTCTTGCGCCTGCTCGCGGGTGCCGCTTTTTACCTCGACCCAGCCAAGCTTTTTGGCCTGCTCCTCAAAAAACTTGATGAATTTTGTGGCTATCTCAGAACTCAGCTCTGGCAGGTCATCATAAAAAACGTCCGCCAAAGTCGGACCCGAAACCCACTCGTATGGCTTCAAAGTCTTTGGGTGAATTCCATACGCCACAAATTGCTGACCGTCTCCCAGTATCTCAACGGCGTGCTTGAGACCGTCCTCTGACTCAAACTCCTTACTGCGCATTTTCTTAAAACGCTCAACGTTTTGGAACGGCACAACACACTTTGGGTTCTCACCAATTCGTATCGCTTTCAAGCCCACGTTATCTTTTAGCCAGTGAAGAAGCCTGTTGTTTAGTGACTTATCTCGGCAGTCGATATCGACCGCGCAAGTTGTTGATGCCAGAACGCCTATGCCGAACTCAGGCATCTCGTTAGTCCACTGAGTCACAAGCTCTGGCGACGACACAATGTTTTGCCAGCCCGTTGCTGGCGGTCTCTTTTTTCCCTTTAAAATAGGGATAATCTGGTAGCCCCTCTCGACAAGGCGATGCCCGTACTGATCTATCATTGTTGCCCCTTACCGCTAATGTTGTCGCGTATTTCTTGTACGTAAATCACTTAACCGCCATGAGGTTTTCAGTTTCTTCAAGCAGTTTCGGACACAGCGCCTCCCAAGTGATTTCGCCTCTTGTAAAAAACTCAATCTGCACAGCTCTCGCTGCAGGTAGCTCTCCGCGAGACCGCCAGGCCGCGACGTTTTGCTTTTCTATATCCAGCATCAGCGCCAGTTGCCTGTCGGACCGCAGCATGAGTATTTTTATGGCCTCGTCAATCGCGGCGTTGACCGCAGCCGTCGATGTAGAATATTTCTTCTTCTTCATTTGTTCCCCTTTGTAAAATTTAGACAAATACAGTTGCAATGTCCGTTTGTCTTTTTTACTATATACAACATTACTGTGTATGAAAAGAGTTTGTAGAGAGGGGAATAACTTGAACGAAGAAAATAACGGCCACGCCGAGCTGGGCGCATCCAGCGCACACCGATGGATTGCTTGCCCGGCAAGTGTCAAAGCAAGCCGAGGACTGCAGGACTCAAGCAGCCCGGCGGCGCAAGAGGGAACCGCAGCCCACGAGCTTGCAGAGCAGTCGCTCAATACGGGTTTTCAGCCTCACGAATTTATTGGTGCGACGTTCAATGGAATTTTGGTCAGTGAAGAGATGGCCGATCACATAAAAATCTACACTGATTTTTGTCGGTCACTGCCCAACACGCAGGCGCTCATCGAGCAACGGCTGGACTACTCGCCGTGGGCGAAAGGCGGGTTTGGCACCGCCGACTACATTTCGATTTCAGAGGGCGAGGCCTATGTAGTCGATCTCAAGTTTGGCCGTCGTCAGGTGAGCGCAGACTGCGATCAGCTCAAGTGCTACGCGCTGGGCGTGATTAATGAGCATGGCTTCGACGCCCAACTCGACACCATTCACATGGTGATATCGCAACCCCGCATCGGCCACCACGACATCCACACCATGCGCGTTAAGGATTTGTTGAAGTGGGGCAGGACTGTGCTGCTGCCAGCCTCCAAGGCCACGCGCTCCGAAGATCCGGCGTTCAACCCAAGCGAGAGCGCCTGCCATTTCTGCAAGGCCGCGCCAACCTGTAAACCCCTAGCGGAGCACGCGCTGGCGTTAACGATGTTAAGTTTTGACGACCTCACCGTCGCACCACCCGAAGCAAAAACTATGTCCCCCGTAGAAGTTGCTCGATTGATGCCGCACCTCGGCCTCATTAAAAGTTGGTGCGATGGTGTCGTTGGTCAAGCTCAAAGGTTAGCCGCCAGCGGCATACCTATCGAGGGATACAAACTGGTGCAGTCAAAAACCAATCGCCGATGGTCAGACGAACAGCAAGCTCTGGAAATAATGCAGCGAATCACTAACGAGCCTGTGTATAAGGCGAAAACCATTTCTCCAACCCAAGCGATAAAACTCTTGGGTGTTGAAAATAAAGAGCTGATGCAGCTCATCACAAAGCCCGAGGGAAAACCAACTCTTGTTGCTGAGACGGATAACCGCCCTGCAATTGATGTGTTGGCCGAATTCGACGCAATCGAAAA